GTCTCTAATATTTATGAAGAAATCTATAGTTTTGATAACCCTGGACTACAAATACCATTCCAAAAAATAATAGCTGCATGGTCAAGTGATCATTCGTTGGATTGGAATTTGGGCACGATTATAATGACTTTGGCATCTCGAAATTATAGTTTGAATTATTTTATGAAAACATATTTTGACATGGACTGCGTCAACCCTAAGAAACCCGAATCCAAAAATAATCTGATTATCTATTTAAAAGAAAAAGATATTGAAAAATATAAAACGGTTGTTGTGGATCGACCATGGATGTATTTGCGAACGGCTTGTAAATATGCCATTCGTAAAGAGGCGAATGATATATTTAAATATATACGGGTTTCTAGGGAAGACTTTATTGATCATTGGCTTTATTATTGTAAAGAGACGCCTTTTTGGGTTGACAAAATCGTAGATTGCGATGGCGAAATTGATGATGAAAACAAAGAGATTTGCTTTGCAGACGAAGACCTTAAAGATGCGTTTTATGATGCTTGGAATGTAGATGCTGATGAACAACCTTTGGAAATAATTGAACAGTGTATTGGAAAGTCAGACCTTGTTCAAATGTCCTTGCTGGACTTTGCAAAGAAATATGGCGCCATTCCTTTGCTTAAAAAAATGAAGATATCTATTCCCCAAGCTCGTGTTATTCAAAACGTAACATTTACTATGGAAGATACTAGTGAGCTCACAAATTCGATATCATATACGTAAGATATGTTGTTGCGCCAAATAATATTCCTCCCCATGTTGTGTCCATGAGGGCTACTTCAAAAGGCCATTTTTTTAACATCGCATAGTTCGTGCCATCAAATATGCCGTATACGCAGAAACCTAGCGCAAATGCTTCTAAAGGGCTACGATTTTTTAATATAATGAAGTAATTGAGGATAAACGCAATAAAGAGATAGACAAAAAATGCACCAGTGGGTTTAATTTGCATGACTACACGCTGAATATTGACGACTGTATCTGCGAAAAGTCGGTAGTTGATTGAAAGATAAATACTATCCAGGATCAATAAAATAATAATAGACAATAGGATTTTTTTGAGAGTTTGGGACATGGGATTTATATAAATATAGTTAGAAAAATAACCGATGTAGATTGTTTATATTATTTAGGAGAACTTATGGAGAATAAAATGTCGTATATATAATATAGATGTTAAACGAGCCGCTGGATGCTGTTCAAAATACATTTCGCACAAATGTTGGAGAAGTTCTCCAAAAATCTCCCACGATATATCATTGCGAAAAGTGTAAGTATACTACAAACAAGACAAACGATTATACAAAACACCTAACTACAAAAAAACACAATGCTGAAAAAAACGACAATGACGAAAAAAATAAATGCCCGAACTGCTCTAAAACGTACAGTAGCTCTAGTAATTTATGGAAACACAAGCAAAAATGCAACACATCTAAACAATCATCTCTGTCTCAGACAAATGATTTTAAATCACAAAACGATATTATTATTGAATTATTAAAACAGACACATGTGTTACAAAATATAATTGTTGAGAACCAAAAAATGACAATTGAATCAAATCGAATTTCTATTCAAAATATGCTTCCCAAAACATAATATAACAAGAACTATTTATATTTTAGATTAATATAAATAGTTTTACGCTCAAAAAATCTCTCGAACATAGAAAATAAAGTCCCCTCAGTTTTGGAAAATTGGACATTTTAAAAATGTCCATTTTTTCAAAAGGTCGATGTCAAATTTGAAAAATGTCATTTCACTCGATAATGCTGTAAAACTCGAAAAAACATGAAAAATTTGGCTGCATAACTTTTAGATATTTTTATGCAAAATAATATAAAGGGTAAAAATATGTTTCCATATAATATAGTAAATGGAAGCGATAAAACCCCAAAAAAACCCCAAATATTCCTGTGTTGAATGTGACTTCAGCACAGGTAACAAAAAGGATTTTAATCGTCACATGACCACACGAAAACATTTAGCAAGTAAGGAAGGAAGCATAGATGGGGTATCTGGAATCATTGAGAAACAACAAATACCCCACTGCAACAATGCAGCTGTCTATGTTTGTATTGTTTGTAATAAGCGGTATGCGAGCAGAGGTAGTATGTGGAAGCATAAACAAAAGTGTTTTGAACCCATTACTGAGACTGGCGAACAAACAATCATTCAACCTATAGTAACAAAACCGGATACGTCAATTACAAACGAAATGGTTTTGGAACTTATCAAACAAAACAAAGAGCTACAAACTGCACTTGTGGAGCAAAGCGCCGCCATCATGGAACAAAACACAAAGCTCGTCGAAATATCATCCAAGGGCTCCACGCACATCACAAACAACACCACAAACAATAACCAATTCAACGTGAATTTTTTCTTAAATGAGCAATGCAAAAACGCTGTCAATATTATTGATTTTGTCAACTCATTGCAGGTACAAATCCAAGATTTAGAAAAGACAGGCAAGTTGGGATATGTCGAAGGTATCAGTAGTATCTTTTTGAAAGGACTCCGACAACTCAATGTCTATGAGCGCCCCATTCATTGCACAGATTTAAAACGTGAAACACTGTATGTAAAGGACAAGGATTCATGGGAAAAGGATGATGCGGATAAGGCAAAGCTCAAGATGGCGATCAAACACATCGCCCGCAAAAATCTGAAAACATTGCCAAAGTGGCAAGAAGTGAATCCCGATTTTGTTACATTAGATACGAAAGAAAACAACGAATATTTAAAAATAGCGTTGAACTCGCTAGGAGGTCAAACCGAGGAAGAAGAAGAAAAATTCACAGATAAAATCATTCGAAATGTTCTCAAAGATGTATTAATAGATAAGAAACAATAATATGATTCCATAATGTTCATATTATTGTTGAGGTTCAACGACGATTTCTTTTTCGTCCGCAACTTCGGCCACTTTTTCATCTTTTCCTTCGGTTTCCAATACAATATTTGTCTGTAACGTCTTCACCACCTTCGTCTTCGTACTACTCTGTTGTAAATAATACAAAAACCAATTGGGAACATTCGCCAAGCAATTCATTGCATTATTATACGTAAATGTCGTCACAAGAGTAGGTTCCTCTGTATATTGAATACTATACCACCAATATCCTGGAATAAAAACCACGTGTCCGGCGAGAACATCAAACTCCAAAAACCGGATTTTATCCATCTCATGAAAATACTTACGTTGAGGTTTCCAGACATTTATGGGAGAAAAAAACTCATAATTATCATAATCCTTCGTAGGATATAAATACTTCGAACTCTTCCACGGTGTCATTTTCACACGAATCTTCCCGCTATTTACACAAATAAAATGCCTATGATACGTATGATAACGCAATGGTGTCGATGTATCTTTTGAACCCATCAAAACATCATATTTGGTTTGAGCAGTTAAATGTGGTTTTAAAAATGCGTCGTTACTGTGGAATTCGTCTGACCAACGAGCTTCTTCAATAAATGTGTCGTTGTTCTCGGAAAAGTATTTGGCATGCGTATCTGTTGTCATCAACGCTTGAGAACTTGAAAGTGGCAACACAACATAATCCACAGAATCTAATTCTTTCCAATAGTCTTCGTTCTCTTTTATTTTTATATCAATGCTTTGATTCACCGATTCGAGTTTCTCGACAGTGACCTCCTCAAAAAAGTCAACGTTCTGCGGTTTATATTCAAATAATACGGGTTGTTTAATATCACAGACTTCTTGAAGGTTCTCGTTGTTCGTATAATCCATCTCATAAACTTCTAAATCTTCGCTGCGCTTATATTGCTGCACCAGATGGACATATAAAAAAAGAATCACTAAAAATAATAATAAATGGATGTATATATTCATTGCGAATCAATATATACTAGTGGAATTGTTTTTTCATAAAAACTAGACGAATTATGGCATCTAATCGTCAGACATCTTAGGTGCCAAATAAAACGTCAACTTCGCATCATTATCACCTAAAGCATAGCAGATTTTCATAGGGAAATTGTCCTTTAAATAAAGGTTCACATTTTTAGAGATCTTACTATACATACAAACATTGTGAAGAATGGTAAGACTAAACGACAATTTTACGGTTTCGTTCTCTTCAATTGCATACTCAGTAAGTTCATTGATATCAATTTCCACCTGCATCTTTCCTGCGTCCTGACTAACAGAATGCAATTTAATCTTTTCCTCTGTGCACTCAATTTCTAGTGTATCGCCAAAGAGTTTTAACTGATTAATCAGATTTGAAAAGTTCGTAGAACATAATGAAAACTCAGCTTGACTATCCATTTCTGGAATTTGCATGACATCCTGTTCCAAATCCATCAGTGGTATTTCAAACTTCTTATCAAAGATTGCTGGATTTTCACAAGTAAAATCAACAAATAGCTTATCCGATTGCTCGCCATCAAATACTAACTTTGTTTCTTGGCCCTTTTCACGAGTATTCAAAATTTTAAACAAAAGGGTCGAGCTAATTCCAATCGCAACTGCAGTATCATGTGTATGTTCATAGGTATCAAACCAAGTGGCTGGTAAATAAAGCTCAAATATAGAAACTCGAGAAGAATCCATCGACTGGAAATATACCTTATCAGTTTCAAACATAATATTAATATGCTCTGTAAAAAGCCGAATATGCTGGAATAATCCAGAAAAGCATTCGGCCTTTTGTTGGTTTTTAATTACAACGTTCATGGTGTATTTGTGTGTTATATAAATATTCAAAACTATTTATATCAATTTTTTACTTGTTGTGTTGATTTGTCAACAGATTGTTCATTATTTCTGCACTTTGTGCCTTATTATAAAACACGATTTTATGGCGAACATTATCATGTACCAGCGGTCTCATTATTTGTATAATTGTTTCCATTGCATTTGGTGTATTATAAATAAATAAACGGTCTAAAGTATCGGAGTACGTTTTTTCTTTTCGGAAACATTCGTTGAACAATACAGGAAAAATCGGTTTATACCGTTCGCATGCGGATACGGTATAAGATAGTAAATCCATATGAACTTGATATGTTCCGAACTTATCAATGCATCTATCAAATAACGAAAAAATATGTGATATAATCAAATCGTAATTTTGATCGCTGGCATAGAGTTTAAATACTGGATAACTGAAATATACACTGTTTGTGTTTTCTATGACATGCATTGTGTTTTCAATTAATTGATTGACGTCCATATTATTACAAATAGAAAGTGCACAATCCTGTTTTTGTGATTTTTTGAATAATATTTTTTTTTTGTGGTGCGAATAATAATCCTCCTTCATTTGTTCTATTTTTGCTAAGAATTCTTGATCCATGGACTATTATACTGTTGTTTTTTGTATATATTCATTGAAACATATTATTTATGTTTTATTTACAA